CGCGCTGGCGGGCCAGGATGGCCTTGCCCGAGCGCTCGTTGGAACCCATGCCCAGCGAGGCGTTGTACTGACCTGTGGCCGACTTGATGTCCTCGGCAGCGCCCGCCTTGGCTTGCAGCAGGCCGCTGGAGGCCATTGGAGGCTGTGCCCGCTGGGGTAGTGGCAGGACAGCACCTTGACCGTCTGTAACGTCCGGATTGACCTCCAGATACGGCCAGTTGGTCGTGTTGGCGGTCTTCCACTGCTGCTCGTAGCCCTCGAACTGACCGCCGTAGCCGATGAACGGGGCTTTGGGGGCCAAGGCCAGCATCTCAGCTTCCTGAGACACCCAGTAGTTGTACATACGCTGGGCGTCTTTGGCGTTACGCACGAGGCCGCTGACGTAGATACGACCGTCAACCTCGAACTCGTTGCCGACCACACGCACCACGGGGATGTACTTACCGGCCCAGTCGCCTTCTTCAAGGATTTCGTAGCCGTTGATCTTGCACCACTTGACCTTGCGCATCATGGACTGACGCTGGCGCAGGGGTTTGCCGAACATGGCACGAAGCTGCTTGTCTTCGGAGGTGCCGTTGAACGCTGTTTGGTTGCCCGGATACAGGTTCAGAGTGCGCTTTTCGTCTTCGTAGTAGAAGTATTCGGCGATTCGGATGGTGTTTTCGTTGATCCACTGGGAGATCGACTGGTCGCCCACACCGAGGCTCATCAGGGTCGTAATGGGCGCTGCATTGGGGTACATGCGCTCATATTCCTGCTTTGTCAGGTCTTCGGTGATGAAACACCAGCGAGCGTCTGCGCCCGTGGGGTCTTGCATCATCGGGTCCATGTAGACGCTGAAGCTGTTGCGGATACGACCGATCTTAAGGTCTTGATCGAAGCTGTCTTCGTCGCAATACTCGGTCAAAATGCGCACATAGCCTTCGCCGTAAGCCACCTGGTTCTCGCAGGCGGTGTCGTAGGCCACGTCAGCGTCGCTGATGTACTCAATATGACGGATGACGCCGTTGTAGACCTCGGCCATCTCCTCTTGCGCCTCGTCGTCCGACGGGATCACCTTGATGCCCGGGCGGTTCATGCGCTGCTCGTTGGTCACCTGATGAACGTGCTGGGGCAGCTTGTTGATCGTGAGTGTTGGGCGAGCGTTGATGGTCTGACCTTGGACTGAGCCACGGGTAGCGAGCACGTCGTTGGGCCACTGCCACTGGTTGTCCGGGCTACCGGCGTAGAACCGCAGGTCGTCCAACTCGTCTTCACGGGTCTCCGACATGGCCGAAATCGCCATTTGCAGGCGTGTTCTGGCTTCAGCGAGGATTTCCTGCTGCGAGTTGTTGCCCTTTTCGGGGCCGTTTTCCGCTACTTTTGCGGCAGCAGTCATTCCGGTAATGTCAGGCATCTTCAAACACTCCTAGGACGTGAGCGTCCCGCATTACAAGCAGGTTGTCACCTTCCCACTTGAAGTCTTGTCCGATATTATCGCCGAACAGCACTCTATCGCCAACTCGGCAGTCTTTAGCCTGTGGGCCAGCCTCGATCACGACGCCGGTGCCCGTGCGCTCCTTGCGCAGCAGCTCAATCATGGCTGATTTTTCCAAATCAGGGCGAACAATCAGGCAGTCTTGGAGGGCTTTGAGTGTCATTTTTTGGACTTTTTTGGGGTTGGTTTCGCAGCTTCGCGCTTAACGGAATACGCAATGGCGACCGCCTGTTTAACAGGCTTGCCTGCTTTAACTTCAGCCGCAATGTTCTTACGAAAGGCATTTTTGCTGGTGGATTTCACGAGTGGCATGGTCAGGACCCCATCCATGATGTAGAAAGTGACCCGTTTTGGGCGTTGACCCGGCGGGTTGATGTGCGCTCATTGTACTGCCGATGTGCAACAGGATACGCAAACGTCACGGCGATGGCGTCGGCCGCATCGGGCGAGGCAAGACCGCGAGCTTTCATTTCCTTTTTCCCTTCGAGGAAGATGGTACCGGCTGAGTTGGGCTTTTTCATCGGCCCAGTCAGATCGTTTTTGAGCAGCCGGTCACGGGGGATAGCGGCTGTTTTGAGCCAATCACGCATGGCTCCCCACAGCTCGGCTCTTTTGTTGCCCCACATGATCGGGTTCTTGGCTTTCCAGCCGAAGTTGACACCACGCACTTTGTACCGCTGCTCGTTGAGCCTGTCAAGGATGCCGTAGCCCAGGCCACCCTCGTCGATGACGGTCAGCGCGGGCTTGAACTCCTCGATGGCGTCGATCACGTTGCCCACGGTGGTCATTGTGTCGTCGCCTTTGAAGCGTCGGATGGCGATGATGTCGCGCCCCTGACGGGCTACGATGACCGTGCTGTCCATGCCGCCCCGTGCTGGGTCAACGCCAAGGACAATCGGAGCCGTGATGTCTTTCCACTTCTCCCGGCCCATCGCATCGTCGACCAGGTGCGGCCCGATGAACTGATCATCACCGCTCTTAGGGAAGTCACCGTAGACCTCGACCCGGGCTTCGTCCGAGTCTTCGCCGTACTCGTCGATGATCTGCTGGTAGATGCCCTTGTCGGTGCCCTCGACCTGGCGGGCGTCGATCTTACGGCTCCTCCAGAACTCCCGCTTGTTACCGTCCACAGCCTCGTAGAAGTACCCGGTGTTGCGACGGCCGTTGCTGAACGCCATCCAGAACCGGTCAAGGATGTTCTCTGTAAAGAAGCCCGCAGCCACGGACCAGATACTGTCCGGGATACCCGACGCTTCGTCGAAGATGACCATCATGCCGTCCATGTTGTGGACACCGGCGTAGGCGTCTGGGTTCTCCTCGCTCCACAGCTTACCTTCAGCGCCCCAGTACCGGGTGCCTTTGCGCAGGTCCCGCTCGACCAGCTCGGTCAGCCACTGCGCGGGCTGCAAGCTGGTAGCTGTCGGCTCCCACCAGTGGGCGTTGATGCTCATGGTGGCCCACTTAGTCAGCTCGCCCCATGTCACCTTACGAAGCTGCGCCTCGCTGTTAGCCGACACGATGACGGAGCTGCCGATCCTGGTGGACAGCATCCACAGGATGAGCCAGCTCACGAGGGCTGACTTCCCCACCCCCCGGCCGGAGGACGTGGCGTCCCTGAGCGCATCGATCATCTCCCCGTCGGTCAGCCGTCCACGGTTGACCCGGATGAAGTCGGCCATCTCACGCAGCACCTCACGCTGCCAGCGCCGAGGTCCTTTGAAGTGCTCGAGGGGCGTGTTCTTCTGCCCCCACGGGAACGCAAAGAGAACAAACGACTCGGGGTTGTCCTTGATCTGAGGCGACCAGAGCTGGCTCATCAGGAGCTGCTCCTCCTCGGGCGAGTAGCGCATCTTCTGCATGTTCAGTCCTCAGTCAATCTCGGGGTTACGTCCACCACCTCTGCCTCGATCACGCGCATCTGGGCCTGGGCCAGCGCTTCGGTGATGCTCACCGTACCGCCCAGCTCGATCTGCTTTGTCTCACCGTAGCGCTTCTTGTTATGCGCACCCATGAGCCACTTACGAGTGTCGATCCTGAGCTTGTCGCGGTTGACCGTGTCGTTGGACGTCGGCTCGACCGACTCCACCCCATCGGCAATCTCCAAAATCTCCCCGGCCATGAACTCCGTGCGCATCTCCTGCGCTTCCTTGAACCGCTCGGCGCGGACGGAGTCACGCTTGATCCAGCGCAAGAAGTCCTCGTAGGACACGATGCGATGGTCATCAGCGATCAGGGATTGGAGTGAGCGGCCCCGGTAGATGTCTTCGATGACGCGCTCGAAGATTTGCTCATATTCGATGTGCAACAGCTCTTTCGCGGCCTTGGTGGGTCGCGGTGGCTTTGGGTCTGGGCACGACAGCCAGTTCGGTAATGGAGTTTCTCCGGTGACAACCGTGCCTACGAACGAAGGATGTGCTTGTTCCATAGTGGACATGAGTCTATCACAGGGATTGATTTACGTGTCAACAGGATTACGTGACCCAATGGGTTTCTGATTTTTGAAAAAAATAAAAAATGGTTCGTGATGCCACCGTTTCCGTGGCCCATTAGCCTCGGCCCCATCCCCCCGCCCTCCCGAGAATCCGGCCATCATTTTTACGCGCACCAGGGCACCCAGTAACCCAGTGGGTTAACCCGTGCACCATGCACCCAGTGGGTCAAGGCACCAGGAAAACCCATTGGGTCCGGGCATGAGGGCGCAAAAAACCCATTGGGTCCGGGTAACCCATTGGGTTTTGATCATGACCCAATGGGTCAGGGAAAAGGCGGGAAAACGTGACCCATTGGGTCAAAAAGGGCGGGAAAATGGGACCTGGCGACAAATGTGCCTTTCGCGCAGGCAAGGCGAAAATTGATCACTTTTCAAACTAGTACTTATTTTCCGAGATTCCGAAAACCTCACCCTTGAGATAAAAGGCACAATTGTCACCAGGCAGCATATCCTCACCCATTGGGTTAGACTATCATGACCCAGTGGGTTATTGAAACAATTTTCCCTGTAGGGCTTGACATCATGACCCAATGGGTTAGAATTAACCCATCGTAACCCGTAACCTGTAAAGGACCTGACCATGAGCAAAGCTGAAACCCGCGAACTCAATCGCCTTGAACTCTATCGCGCCGCCGGTGCCGATACCGGCATGATTGCCCGCTCTTTGTCCGCTCTGATCCGTGCCGCCCGTACCAATAAGAGCGCCGCCGATCTTCGCGCAGTAGCTGACCAATGGGGCGTAACCCGTCACCCTGAATTCATCGCCTGATTGATTGCCGGGGGAAACCCCGGCACCGTAACCCGTAACCTGTAAGGACTGACACCATGAACTCATACGACAAACACCAATTAACCGCCCGCGAACTGTACCGCGAAGAACCCCTGACCCTTTCGCAGTTCTTCGGGGCGGTGTTCGCCGCCGCCGCTCTTTGGGCGATTGTGTTCTTTCTCTTTTCCCTGTAACCCGTAACCTGTAAGGACCTGAAAATGACCAAAGCCGCTTTTATCGCCCTGTGCGAACAATTCACCGTTAGCCCCCTGATTGCTTTGGAATCGCCTGAACTGTGCGAAGCGCTCGCCGCCCGCGATGATGAAGCGGTTGAACGTATTCTGGCTGAGGAGTTCTGACCATGAGCGAAGAACTAAAAAATCACGTTCGATTCATCGCCGATAGTCTGACTGACGGCACCGCCCTTGACGGGGGCACTGATGATGAACCCTTGAGCGCTTTCGACTATCTCGCTGACGCTCTTGACATTGAGTACATCGTAAACAGTAAAGCTGAATATCTTGGTGCCCGTGTCCTAGTGGCTATCGGTGGGCCTAATATATGGATTGATACCCGCCGGGGGATTGTTGACGGTTATTGGTGGGCTGATTCAGCCCGGGCGGGCTTCAAGGACAACATTGGCCTTGACGAAGCCCTTGAAGAACTTTGGAATTGTCGCTGACCCTGTAACCCGTAACCTGTAAGGACTGAAACCATGAACATCTACTACATCAACGCAGAAACTTTACCCAATGGGTACACCGTGAAAACCCGTTACGACAATGACGCTGAAAGCC